TTTAAAAGGAGTTTTTTCCCGTGCAATTTGATTATTCTAATTATTAATTTTGTTGGTAGTTGTAATAATCCAATTTCATGTAATTTTTAAATATTTTACTTTTACGAGGAAAAACTCAATAAATTTAGGAATAAACCTGTTAAATTAGTGAGATGAACTAGTCATCTAGGGATTAATAACCCTTAAGTTATTAGCATGAAAAATTTTAATAGAATAAAAGTTGGTCTGCCCGAAGACTTAAAAAAAGGTTTTGGACAACGCAATAACTACTAGTAGCAACAGTTGTAGTCTAGCTAAAGACTTTAAAATATGTTTGGCCAACGCAATACATTTACATAGCGACAGTTGGAAATATCCAGTTGCAAGGAGAGTTGCATCCGACGATTTGGAAGAAATCGTTTCAAGAAGAATTCACTTGGTAAAAGAAGGAAGAACCTATATTTACTTCGTAATAAGCGTAAGGGTTATGCCTGGCATTCAGCCAAATAGTTATATAATAAAATGCGTAATGCACTCATGTAATTTAAATAATAACCTTATACAGTTGGAATCTGTTCCTTTCCAAGGCTCCGTTTGTGCCTTAATCCAAACCAATTTAAGAATAGAAAAATCACATAATAAGAAAATATTTCAAGCTGAAAGTAAAGAAGTAGATTTGTTTAAATTTGTTTCCAAAGTAGGCTCAGATTTATACGTATTAAACATATATAAGAAAAGTTTTACTGAAGTATATGAGAAAGATTTTGTGAGAAGAGACTTACCTTGTTTTAAATACAAAAACTGGACAGTTAAGTATATAGGAGAAAGGAAGACAGCTAGAGCAATAGTAATTAAATTGAAACATCAAATTTTTAATCAAGAGACTTTGGTAGATACTTTGGCTCATTTCAAAAACCAATTCACTGATTTTTTAAGTGGATTGAGTACAATTTTTGAATTAGTTGCTAGCGTAGGAAGAGTTTCCAATCAAGTAAAATCCAAGTATGAAATAATGAAAGAGAAGTTAATAAATCCTGTGACAGATATCAATATTTATAAAAATATAAAAGAATATGGCGTTGGCTTAGTTAAGATTTTAGTTAGCGTTAGTCGACTGGTATTTGAAGAAAACATAAGTATTTTAAATTTCTCAAGTTTAGTTTTGGATATTTATAGTTTGGTTAATAAAAGTGATTTATTTAAAGCAGAATCATTAGAATCTGTTTTAATAGCAGGAGTTAGTACAGTTTTACCGGAGTCATTAATTAAAATTATTAAGCAAATGTCTTTATTGACAAATAAGAAATTGTTTGATGATAATGGTTTTATATTTGAATTTTTTACATTATTGACCAAAGCCTTAAATAGTATTATTTCATTTTTCCCTATTCAAGTACAGGAATATATGAACTCTATTTTGGATTTATTCGGTTTAATTGAGTTTATTTTTATTTATAAAGCACAACAATTATTAAATACATATGCTAAAGATAAACACATTATATTGAGAGATTCATATAGGAATGATGTTAAAAAATTAAGGAACGAAATTTATTCTTTGAATTTAAAGAGATTTTTTTCAAAAAATAAACCTTTGAGTGACATAGCTAGCGAATTCGAGCGAATTTATAAAGCAGTGATTTCATATGAGCAAACTTCTAGACAAGAGCCATGTTGCTTTGTTTTTCAAGGACCTCCAGGTTGTAGAAAATCTGTAACCGTGAATAAAGTTATAGCCACTTTAGGTTTGACGCATTATTCTCACATTGTAAAGTGTGCTGAGGATTCCAAAGATTGGTATGATTCATATAATAATGAAGATATTTTTTATATGGATGATGTAGGACAAATGGGGAAATCTCAGTGGAGAAATTTAATTAATTGGGTATCAGCTGTTAAGTTACCTTTAGAGTGTGCAGAAGCGAGTTTGAAAGACACTAAGTATTTTAATAGCGAAATTATTTTGTTAACTACAAATAATTTCACCCATTTACAAGGTTTTACAACTCAAGATTGTATAGATTCACCGGAAGCTCTTTGGAGAAGAGGATATGTTTTTGATTTTAAAGATGTAGTAGGAGAGGGTAGTACAATGAAAGGAGTAGCTTGTTTTAAATACTATGACATAAAGATGAAGATATTCATACAAGATTTTCCAGCGGATTTTAAAAAATTTTTGAATGATAAAAACTTAGATTTACAACCACAGTGTGATGTTGAAGAACAGAATTCGTTTTTATCGTGGGTGACCACTATTATTATGGGCTTTAGAGCTATGAAGAAGAATCAGTTATCGAACAATACATTGCTAGAAGAAGATATAAAATTAATTAGAGCTAGCAATCCTTTCATGGCAGAAGGTAGTACTAATTGGGTTAAGGAATTGTTGGCAACGTTTTTTGAGCATACATTAGAAGTGTGCAAACAGTTACTTGCAGATTTTTTAACAACTATTACTACACATCCTTTGGTTGCGTGCAGTTCTTTAGTTTTAGGACTGTTGGCTACCACCTTAATTTATAAGTGTAAAGAGGTTTTCCAACAAGAGGGAGCCTTTTTATCCGTAGAGAAGGATATTAAAGAAAGTGAGGATGTTATAGATAAATTTGAGTCTTTGAACTTAATTAATTCACATAGTCTGTTACCTAAAATAGCTAGTCAGATGTTTGAAATTGATATGGTTTGTACAGAAAATGGAATGACAAAAATTGTTTCTTGTTATAGCTTAATTTCAGGTAGAAATTTAGTAGTCCCTTATCATTTAGTCTTAGACAGAGAGTTACAAGTAGTAGTATATAAAAATAGGAAGAAAAATCATAGAATAATTGACCACTCTCCTGTTAAAGTAGTATTCAAAAACATTGAGAACGATGTAGCTATTGTATCATTGAGTCACGGATTTCCTTCACCTTTTCCCAAATTAGCAAGTTGTTTTCAACCTTTTAATCGGGAGAATCCAGTAGGTTTAGTATTTCCCAACAAGATTATTAAAATAGAAGGGATATTAGCTAATTCGGGGGAGTATGGTCCAATTTTATATCCAGTAGGAAAAATGATGAATAAAGTAGTAGATCCATTGACTTATAAAGATTTACATTTTGCAGGAATGTGCGGCACTGTTGCAGTAACAAATCAGGGTCACATTTTAGGTATGCATGTAGCTGGACACGAAGACAAAAAAGTTGGAGTAACTTTACAATGGACACAATCGTGTAGAAATCAATTGTTTGAAGTTTTGTCAAATCCGGATTATGGCTTAAAGATAGCCAACGCGGTGAGTGATAAAACAGTAGAAGACTGTAGCGGTTTTAGACTTGATTCCGACTTAAGTAATTATGTTCCAAAGAATACGAATTTTGTAAAATCCCCTTTGTTCGGAGTATTCGAAGTTAGTAGACAACCCGCAAACTTAAGCGTTTATGGACCCCACACAATAAAAGATGTAGCAAAATCGAGTAGAGCACCTATAGGACCAGTTGACCAAGATGAGCTCAATTTTGCCGGAGATTTATTGGAATTATATTTTGAAGATTTTGATGACTTAACAGAAAAGGAAATTGTGAAAGGAGATGAAATGTTAGCCCCTATAAATAAAAAATCTTCAAATGGTATTTTTCCTATTAAGGATAAATTGGATTGTTTTGATTATGAAGAAGGATCTTTTAAACCAGAATTTAGATCTATGTATGAAACTTTTGAAGAAAAGATGACTACTGGAAGTGTGGAAGTAAAAGATATAGCTTGGTTTGAGACATTAAAAGATGAATTAAGAAACGTAGAGAAGAAGGAACCACGCAGTTTTAGAGTAAGTCCTGTTACAATGCAAGTACTTACTAAGAAATGTTTTGGTAAATTAGCAAAGAAAATAGTTAAGGAAAGATGGTTTAATGAAATAATGATAGGCTTAAATCCTTTTTCCGAATGGCATAAATTATACCAACGAGTGCAGGGAGGCAGATGTTGGGGAGGAGATGTTGGCAAATATGATAAGAGTATGAGGACTCAAGTTCAAATATTAGTAGCAGAAAAAATTTTAAAGTTTTATAAAGGATCCTTACCCCAAGCTGCTAGAAATTTATTATTGAATATTGCTTTTAACATAGTTGTTGTAAACGATGATGTGTGGGTTTTAACTCATTCTTTGCCATCTGGATTTTGGTTGACGGCTATATTTAACAGTTTAGTAAATAGAGTATACACTGCAATGTGGTATTTTCGCGAAATGAAACTTAACGGTTTTGTTCCTGATGTTTTAAAATTTCATGATGATTTGTCAGATCCTGTATATGGAGATGACCGCGTTAATAGATGTATAAATCCTACTTATAAGAGTTTTTTAAATGCTCTCACTATGGAAAAGTTTTTTAATTCTCTAGGTATGGACATGACTGATTCTATGAAGGGGAAAATTTTAACTCCTTTTCAACCGATAGAGGAAGTAACTTTTTTAAAGAGGTATTTTAGATTTCACCCAGATTTAGGTCATGTTACTTGTCCCTTGGATTTGCGAACTGTTTATAGTACTTTGTCATGGATAGATGCGTCAAAGGAGAATGCTGATTTAGTATTGAGAGACAAAATAAATGCTTTTCAGAGAGAAATGTTTTTACATTATGATTTGTATGAGGTAAACATTAAAATTTTAGAAGATGCCTGCATAGAACGCAATGTTCCATTTTCTCTATTACCTAAAACCTATTTGAAGAAGTTGTATGATAACGGGATTTATGATGATTATTATTCTAAAGCCTATGGGCTTTTGAATGGTTAATTAAAATTTATAAAAGTTGTTCGCAAATCAACTATAAAAAAGTGCTTGTTATTATTGTAACCTTATAATGGAAACCTTGTAACCAGGGAATTGATAATAACAATAATTTTCCAAGGGACTCCATTTATTAAATATAGTGATAATTTAATTCTTTGAGTATAAACTAACAACTTCACTACAATAGAACCAATATATGACACTATGCATACTTCTTTGAGGACAAAAGAAGTAGTTGAAATACCGTCCATTTATGATCAGATGCCAAGAGTAACGCATGTTGACCCTAGCTATAGAATGAATTATGATCAAATATTAGATAAACCATTTTTGGTCTCGACCGTTAAATGGACTTCAATTAACAATAATTTCGAAGAATTGTGGAGATTACCTTTTCCGTCTGCTGTAATGACGAATCCTTTAGCCAAAGTGCCTTTTGATTCTTCAGTATTTTTTCAGGCCAGAATGTGTTGTATGTTACAAGTATCAGGTACTCCAGTGCACCAAGGTTTACTCCTGGTGGCTGCTGTACCTCACGGTACTCCTAAAATAACTAATGCTAACCAAATTTTATCAGCGCCTCATGTGTTTTTGAATGCAACTGAATCGACCTCCGTTTGTCTTGAGTGCCCTATGTACACTCCTAGTACGTTATATCGTACACAAAACCCAGAAGTGAACGCTAATAATTTAAATTTTAATACGTCTAGGTTTGGAACCGACGTGTTTGACTTGGTCTTTTTCGTGATGGACAAATTATCTGGAGCAGCAGGCGCTTCCAATATAGTTTCCATTTCAGTGCATACTATATTTAAGGAAGCACAATTCTATGTTCCAAAGCCTGGTTTGACAGCTTGGCAAGCACAGTGCTTAGATACAGTAGTTTTGAGAAGTAAGGAAGAAGATAATGAGTATAATGCTGAAGCAAGAGAAGGTAATTCTAATTTCAAGGCAGAAGGTTTTGTAGAAACCTTATGGAGATTACCGACTAAAATTTTAGATGATGTTGCATCTGGGTTAAAAGTAGTTACTGGAGATTTAATAGATTATGGCAGAGGCATGATTAAGGAGTTAACAGGTTTTCACAACCCGAACAAACCCGAGATTGATACGAGGATATTATCAACTTATAGAAATTTTCCAAATAATGTAGATCAGCCAATGCATTTGGAAGTGCTGGATAACCATGCTCAATTTAGTAGAATTTATGATGATTATTATTTTAGAACAAAACAAGACGAAATGGATTTAAAGTTTTTAACATCTAAACCTGTCTATGTAGGTAAGTTTAAAGTATCCTCTTCTACAGAAGCGGGTAAGAATTTATTTGCATACCCTATGACACCTATGGTTGAAGGTTCTCTGACGCACCCTCAAAATATATATAATTTTTATTCGCCTTTAAGAACAATTTATGAAGCGTCTCGCTATTGGAGGGGGGATTTGAAATTACATATCCAGGCAGTTTGTACGAATTTCCATTTTTGCAAGATTTTAATTTTAAAGAATTATGCCATGACTAATGGTATTGCGAATGTAGCTAGTCCAATAGTGCCGAAATATGAAGATATTCATAATTTGAGCACTGATACACTAGAGTTTTCGGCAGGAGGTCAAATCCAGACTATAAATTTGAAGTTTAATTCACATTTAAGACAACTAGAGTGTACAAAAGATTATGTTTTGAATGCTGTGTCTCATGGAATGGTGTATGGATATCTAGTCCAACCCCTAACTTTTAATTCTAATATTCCACTTGAAGTAACATTTAATGTGTATATTTCAGGAGGTGAAGATTTGCAATTTAGCGGTTACGCTTTAGATCATATAAACGTGATACCCGGAGAACAACCAACTTACCCTGGCGTGCCTAGTTCTGCTGGAGAAGATGCAGGAGTATATGAAGTTTTAGAGGATGGTACTCACACGGGTAGGGTATTGTCGCCTGAAACCATTAAAATGGAAAGATTGAGAAAAAGAAAGCAACAGTTTTTAATAGAAAAACCTAGTTTTTATGTAGTTCAAGACGGAGACCAATGGGAAGACGTCTCATATGTGACAGGAAATACTATTGAAACCTTGCGACATTTGAACCAAGAAACTCATAATAGCGAAAGCAAGGGATATAATATTTTTAAAGGACCAATGTTGAAACCAGATGAGAATCTGAAAATTTGGACAAGTTGGACTCAAAAAGATTTAACACCTCTTTACTTTCAACCCGAGACTATGGAAAGGGCAGAAGGAACGAATGCGCTAGTTAATTCTAACGATCAAGAAGAGATTTTAAATAAAACTGTTCCTTGTTCCGAGGATATAAAGATGGCGTTTAGACCTAACACTTCGATAAGAGATTACATGAGGATTATGTACCCAATGCGCACTGTTGTTGAAAAACCATTACAGATTAAAAATGTGGTGGCGTTTGACTTGTATAAATTTCTTACATTGATCAATGGAACTTATTTTCAGGCCATTTATTCACTATATACAGGTATGTCAGGTGGGTTAAAATTGAAGTTTAAGATATCAGGTGCATCTAACGCTAGTGCTGTTTTTGTACCCCCTAGTAGTTATGCTATAAATGCAACCTCGAATTCAGTATATCCTATGTCTAATGAGGTACCCACCCAAGCTCAGAGTTTAGCTTCATTTTTGAATGGAACGACTTATAATCCTGCACAGTCTTATACAGCTTTGCAAATTGAGATGCAAGACTACACAAGACCATATAATAATACAGGAGCGACTGTAGCTTGTAAAGCGGGACATTCTTTTATTTTAGAGATGGCAATTCCTAATATGAATCCCTTCAATTTTACTGGTAACGCGAGTAAATGGTATTCGCTACGTGATGTGGAGAACGATTTAGGCGTTGTTTATATTAATTATGATGCCAGCTTTGATGGGACGAATTTTGGAAGAGTAGAAATTATTCCCTTTATAGGCCTTAATGACGAGGCCCGCTTAGGATTTCAAGTTTACGCACCACGTAAAGAAATTCCTAATTTTGTAATAACAGACGGTGGTTCAAACACACAATGTAGAAATAGCATTTTGAGACCATATGGTGGAGGAGTAGTGCCAGGTTCCCTACCAGGGTTGGTACTGTTTCCACCTTTATGTGCTAATAGTGCATATTATTTTAATACCACATAAACATTTTTATCAGTCTTATGCCAGAGACTGAGACGATTTCAAATGAATCGTTTAAAGGCGCGCTCTTTATTTTATAAGTATAAAATAGGGAGTCTAAATATTTATTTTATATCTTATTTTAGCGCCTTTATTGGCAC